TTTTCAAATGGAAAACATATGGTATACTATATAGTATCTACTATATGGTACTATATAGATTATACTATAGAGTTAATATATATATAATTTTCTATATAGTAATATCTCTATAGTATCTACTAAATAGTAGTATCTATATAGTACTACTATAGTATAGAATATAATAGAACTTTTTTAATATCCTAATTTATTTTTAAAAACTTTAGATTTACTTTTGCGTTATGGCTAAGAAGAGTACTAGAAAGAAACTTATAGAGAAGCTTGATAAAGTATTTTCTCAGTATATTAGACTTAGAGAGGCTAAGAATAATAATAGTGAGTGCTTTACCTGTGGTAAGGTAGATCACTGGAAGAGATTACAGAATGGTCATTTTATGTCTAGAAAGCATCTTAGTACTAGATGGGATGAGACTAACTGCCAAGTACAGTGTGCTGGATGTAATGTGTTTAGATACGGAGAGCAGTATAAATTTTCTATAGGTCTAGATGCTAAGTATGGTAAGGGCACTGCTGAGAGTATGCTACTAAAAAGTAAAGAGACTTTAAAGATTGATAACATAGAGTTAGAGGCAAAAATAAAATACTATCAAGATTTGGTAGAAAGGTTATTATAGCGTACATTTGTCTAGACTTAGTTTTTTAAGTTTGTTATCATTGTTCAAGAGAGAGTGTCCTTAGGGATGCTCTTTTTTTTTGTTATTATTTTGTTAATTAAATTTTTTTGTTTAGCTTTGGAAAGAATTTAAAATGATAACTATATGAATTTACTACAAAAACTGAGACCACAGTATCTCAAAAAACTACAGCAACACGCAGATCAAGAGCCTAAACTAGTCTCTGAAATTATTGAAACTTTAGAAACAGAGAAGTATGTAGGTAATTTAAAGTACTCTTTGATTATAGATTTGCAGTGTTTATTATCTACTCCTACACTTAACGCTTATATATTCTTTAGAGATGACTCATAGTGAAGATGTAAAGAGAGTATCTACTCCAGAGACAATAGACTTTTTAAATGCTAGAGTAGAAGCTCTAGAGAGAAGAGTAAGACTACTAGAAGCTAAGCTAGAAGTAGAACAACAGAGAAACCTATATAATAACCTTTAATATTTTAATTTATGAAAAACGGTAGGATTAAGTACATTGATACTAATGGTCAGTGGAATGGTATGAATAAGTACCTAGTAACTTTTGCAGATGGAGAGGCTTATACTTTCTTTGCAAAGGGAGATTTTAAAGCATCTATTGGGGATGAGATTAAATACACAGTCTCTAATCAACAGATGAAAAATGCTAAACTAGTTAGAGATGATTACTCTAATAAAAGTTATAGTAGTAACTCTAGTAGTAGTTCTAGAGATGATGTACAGACTTCAATTATTAAACAGACTTGTATAAAAGCATCCTCAGAGCTTCACGCTGGTAGAGGTACAAGTGATGTGCAGTCTGTGATAGAAGATGCTGAAATAATGTTTAACTGGATAACTCAATAATTATGAATACTAATATAGAATTTTTAAACTTTTTATTCCCTAAAAGCTCTAAGCTAGATTTTGTGGTAAGTAATGTATCTTTCAATGCTAAAGAATTTGCAGAGTGGATAGAAAAAAATAAGGATAAAGCAGAAGCTAATAAAGGCTACTTACAGTTTGATATACTAAGAAGTGGCAAAGATCCTAATAAGTTTTATGCTAGAGTATATAACTCTCCTAAGAAAGAGCCTGTATCTACTCAAGAGCATATGCCAGATAGAGAGACCTCAGATTTGCCTTTCTGATTTTGTTTGTTTAACTTGGCTACTCTTAACAGGGTAGCCTTTTTTTTTACATTATGATAATAAACTATAGAGAACAACTAGAGAAACTAAGACAAATAAGAAATGGTAGCATCAAAGAGGGATTAAGATTAGATATACCAGATATAGATGAATACCTAAGATTTAAACCTAATGGCTTTAATGTAATACTAGGACAGGCTAATGTAGGTAAGACCTCAGCAGTACTATTTTTAATGCTATGCTATACACTAAAACATAAAAAGAGGTGGTTAATATTTTCTAGTGAAAATCAGCCTCACAGTATAATAAGAAAGCTAGTAGAGTATCTAGCTAAAAAACCTATCCACTTAATAGAAGAGGAACAGTTTATAAAATGCACAGACTTTATAGATGACTACTTTAAAATTATAGACTCTGAGAAGCTGTATACTTATAGAGACTTAATAAGTTTAGGGGTGCAGTATAAAAATGCTTGGAATTATGATGGTTTTATGATAGATCCTTATAACTCTTTAGCTAAGGATGAGAAGCTAATGAAGAGCTTAGGTGGTCACGAGTATGACTATCAAGCTACTACAGAGTTTAGATTATTCTGTAAAAACCATAATGTATCTATATGGTTAAATGTACACGCTAATACAGGAGCTATAAGAATGTTACATAGAGTAGACCATCAATATGCTGGTTATCCTATACCTCCTATGGCTAGTGATGTAGAGGGTGGAGGTAAGTTTGTAAACAGAGCTGATGACTTCTGGGTAGTGCATAGATATATACAGCATCCTAGTGATTGGATGTATACTCATATCCACGTGAGGAAAGTAAAGGAAGTAGAGACAGGAGGTAAGCCTACTAGTATGGATGAGCCTATACAGTTAAGGTCTATGAAAAATAATGTAGGCTTTGAAATAAACGGACAGCCTATGATTAGAATGATAAGTGAGGATGTTAAAGCTCAGCAATTTTTAAAAAAGGTATGAAAACAGTAAATAGTTTAAGTGGAGGAAAAACCTCAAGCTATATAGCTAAACACTATCCAGCAGATTATAATGTATTTGCTTTAGTTACTACAAGTGATACTAACTGTATCTTCCCAGATCAAAAGATAAGGCAAATAGTAAGTGATAGAATAGGTAGAGAATTTATTGGCACTTTAGAAGAGGATGCTATTATCTACACTATGCTAGACCTAGAGCAGTTTATAGGTAAAGAGATTAATTGGATTACAGGAGATACTTTTGATGATGTAATAATAACAACTAAAAAAAATACTAAATACTTACCTAATAAAGTAGCAAGATATTGTACTACTCAGTTAAAGACTGTACCTATATTGAAATGGGTTAGAAAAAATATTAATAGTGATATTTATATGAGATTTGGATATAGAGCTAATGAAACAAATAGAGCTAAAAAAATGCTAAGTAAAACTGATGCTGATGGATTTACTTCTGTAAAAGCTACTTTTGATAAAGATAAAAATGGAAGAAATATATGGAATGTATATAAATATTGTAAGCCTCAATTCCCACTAATAGAAGATAATATCTACAAAGACCATATAGAGAAATACTGGAAAGATAAGCCAGTTAGATTTGCATACTTAAATAACTGTGTAGGATGCTATTGGAGAAGTCCACTTTTACTAAAAAAAATGTATAATAAACACCCTAATAAAATGCAGTGGTTTGCTAACCAAGAAACTAAAAACTCTACTTGGAGAAGTGATGTAAGGTATGAAGATGTTATAAAATGGAAAACACAGTTAGAGCTTTTTGAGGATGATTTTAATGAGTGTGATAGTGGATACTGTGGTTTGTAAATAAATGTTAAAAAAATTTCGTAGCTTTAAGAAAAAATTAAGCTATGATACTATACATACTAACCAGCTTTATAGTTTTATTACTATTTTTAATTGCCTATACTGATAAGTACAACCCTGTGATACAATTTACTATTATTACAGGGTTTGGCTTTTTATTCCTATATGATGAAGAGTATAAGGAAGAGGGGAAGCAAGTTATATATCAGTTAATGCTAGGGGTATTACTAATATCTTTATCCTATACTAGAGATGCTGAATAAACTCTACAAATATCAGAGACTCTGGATTGGCTATGTTATGGACTTAGGCTGTAATATAGATACTGCAAAAGATATAGTACAGGAGTTCTACATAAAAATGATAGACAAAGATTACTCTTATGATGATAATAGTCCTAATTTCTATGGGTGCTATGTTATTCTTAGGAATATGGTTTTTGATTTAAAAAGGAAAGAAAAAAAGATAGAGCTTGTAGACCTAGACTATCTACCAGAGTCTGTAGATGAGGAGTATACAGAGCCTAATAATGTACACAAATTAGAAGCTATTACTAAGTGGCTAGAGTCTAATTATATTGATTATGATGGAGAGGACTTAGACTATGATAGTGAGGTGCTAAAAAAGATATACTATAAGACTATTTATGAAGAGGTCTTTGAGAATGGTAAAAAGATAGCTCAGCTTAGTAGAGAGACAGGGATTAGTTACTATTCCTTATACAATACAGTAAAGCATATAAAAAAGCAAATAAATGAAAGTAGGAACAATATTAGAGAAGATATTTAAAGCTACAGGTATACAGTGGGTAGTTAAAAAGATATGGGGAGAGGACTGTGGCTGTACAGAGAGAAGAGATAAACTAGATAATTATTTTGATAGAAAATGAATTTAGAGCAGTATAATAATTGGGAGAAGTTTAGAGAGTCTACTTCTAGCAGTATATCTGCTAAAGAGGTTAAAATGATAGCTGAGTACTATGCAGATGTATTTAATAGAAAATACTGGAAGCCTTGCACTTGTAATAAGAAAAAATACCAGCAGTGGATTAAAGAGCTGAATAATCACTGGAGTAGTATAGAAAAACCAACTGAATGAATATAGTAGAGAAATATGAGAAAGCTACCATAGGCTTACTTAATCTAGATGGATGGAAGTTAGAATGGTGTGGAGATGAGAATACCTTTTATGATGCACGTGGATATACTCCAAAGGGTTTTAAGGCTGTTGTAGAGATGAAATTTAGAAATAAGTACTATGAGACTAAACTACTAGAGAAAGCTAAGTATGATAATCTAATGAGCTTAGAAGAGGATGTAGTTAAGATATACTTTGTCAATGATCCTAAAGGTAATTATCTCTACTGGCTAAATACTTTAGAGATGCCTAAGATAGATGATAAGGACTGCCCTAAGACTACTATGTGGGATAAGACTAAAGTAAAAAAAGAAGTATATATGCTTACAGAGTCTCAAGCTACCCTTGTAAATAGGTATGAGGAAAATGAGCCTAGAGTATGGGATGAGTACTTCAAAAAAAAATAATTGTTAATTAATTTGGAAAGTTATAAACAATTTTATAGTTTAGCTAAAAATTAATGATAACAAGTGAATATACTAGAGAAACAACTATTTGAAGCAAACTTTGAGGCTATAGCTACTCAGTTTGTAAAATGGAAAGAGGCTAAACCAGATAACAAAATACTAGACTCTTTAGCTAAAAGCCTTTATGAGATGTATACCTATACCAATTCTTTAGAGATTAGAGAGATGGTACTAGAGAAACAAAACCAAAAACTTAGAGATGATAACTTTAACTTAAGACTAAATGATGACAGAAATAGAGCTAAATGATGTAACTCTATGGGTAGAGTATGACTTTAATGAGGGAGAAGAGCAAACCTATGACTATGTAGGCTCAGCTCCAGATGTAGATTTATACTCAGTATTTGTAGGTACTCAAGATATCTATAACCTATTAGATGCAAACCAATTAGAAGAGATAAAAGATTTATTAATTAAAAACCATATAGAACAATGAAGCACAAAGTACTAGAAACAGGATTACACTGTATTACAAACAAAAAAGGTAGAGTATATGTCTTTACAGAGAATGAATACCAGCACTTAACTTGGTGGAACTTAGTAAGACTTAGATATGAGATTTAGACTACCAAAACCAATAAGAGATTTTATAAGATCTAGAGAAGTAGAAGAGAACTGGGTAGAAGTGTCTGAGTGCTGTTTTGCTGATAGATGGATGGATACTGATGTATGTTCTGAATGTAAAGAGCATACTGAATTTATGGAGGTAAAATTATGATTATAGTAGGAGTATTAATTGCTTTAGGACTATTTTTTATAGTAGTAGAGCTTAAAAGAATAAACAATGACTAAACAAATTTATATAGACAAAACTGTATCCCTATGGGGAGGTAATAATGGAGAGGTCAATATGGAGCTAGAAGATGGCACTGTATTGACTTTTTATGCTTTTGAGTTATTTAGAGACTTACCAAGTATTACTGAGATTACTTTTAATGAGGTAGCAGTAGAAAAAGAAATGCTTAGAGATAGGTATAAAGAATTAGCTAAATTTATAACAAAATGAAATTGAATTTAAAAATAGAGTATTTAGGAAAGAAAGAAAATAAAGGGGATACTGAGAAAGATGTATATCATCTAACCTTTAAAACTTATAATGCTGAGATTAGTGGTAAGTTTGAGAAGAGTGAGATAAGGCACTTAATAGAGCAACTAGATAATGCTATAGTATGAGAGCTACCTATAAACACTATGAGAATGGTAAGGGATATGATGTAATAGACTTTATCCAAGACTATAAGCTAAACTTTAATAGAGGTAATGCTATTAAGTATTTAGTTAGAGCTTCACACAAAGGAGCAGAAGAGCAAGATTTAGAAAAAGCTATAGATTATATACAAAGAGAGCTAGAGTATATTAGAGAGGCTAAAAAAGAATATAATCCTCCTTACTAATGAAAAAGAATAAAGTAACACAGATACAAAGAATAGCTAGACTAGAGAGACTAATAACAGAGATGTATCTCAAAGTAGAGGCTTTAAAAGTAATAATACAAAAAATAGAGAACAATGAAGATAAAACTACTGGATAACACTATCCACCAACAAAGTGAATTAATAGACAATGCCTACTCAGATGAGTTTTACTATGGCTACTTAGGTAAGACAGCTTTCTCATCTAGTAATTTAAAACTACTTCTAGATAGTCCTAAAAGCTATCACTATGCTATGACCTATGGGAATGAGTCTAGCTCCCAAGCTCTTAGAGATGGGTGGCTATTCCATACCTACCTATTAGAGCCAGAGAAATTAGATGATATTGTCTTTGTAGATGTACAGAGTAAGAACACTAAAAAGTATAAGGAAGCTGTAGCAGAGTATCCAGATGTATTTACTGCTAAGGAAAGAGATGATTGTGAAAGGTTAGTAGATGCTATGAGTAAAAACTCTAGAGCTATGGAACTGATGAGAGATAGTAGAACTGAAATACCAGCAGTAGATAATCTTTTTGGCTATCCTTTTAGAGCTAAGGCTGATATCCTAAAAAACTCTGGAGGTATTGTAGATTTAAAAACTACTATTGATGTTAGAAACTTTGATAGATCAGCTTATAAGTTTAGATACTTCCTACAAGTGTACATATATTGTAACCTCTTTAAGTGTAGCTATAAGGACTTTAAATTTTTATGTATAGATAAGAAAAATCTAGATATAGCTGTATGGGATGTTTCTAAGGAGTTTTATGAAGTGGGAGAGGAGCAAGTACAAAGAGCTATAGAAATATATGAAGAGTACAAAAGAGATGACTTTGATGTTAATGACTTTACTATAACAGGAACACTATGACAGAGAGACAAATAAAAGACCTAAACTACATAAAGGATAGAGTAGAGTTTTATACTGGTTTAGATATAAGAAAAAAGACTAGAGAGAGAGAGTATGTATATGCTAGGATGGTATTCTGCAAGATAATCAGAGAAGAGTTTTTAATGACTATGGATACTATAGGGAAGTACTTAGGTAAGTCTCACTGCACTATAGTACACTATATGAAAAATTTTGATACTATAGAGAAATATGAGTATAGCTTTAATAAAGTATATCAGTACATTTTATTAGAGATGGATGCAGAGCAGATATTTATAGGAAAGAAGCCAATAGGAGAGAGGAAAGATATAAATAAAGATATCCTAGAAGCTAGAGATAAAATACAAAAAGCAGTAAGAACAGCAGTAAAAGAAGCAGTAAAAGAATATGAAGCTATTACCAATTAGTGAGGTAAAACTTAATAAAGATAATCCTAGAATAATAAAGGATAAGAAATATAAGAAGCTCCTTAATAGTGTTAGGGATAGCTTTGAGTTTATGAATATTAGACCTATTATAATAGATGAAGATAATGTAGTAATAGGAGGTAATATGAGGCTAAGAGTCTGTAGAGAGCTTAAATGGAAAGAAGTACCTACAGTAGTCTTTACTAGGGAGATGGCTGATAGTATGAATGATAAAGCTCTAGAGGATGGTAGACTACCTAAGACTTATGAGGAGTACTGTCAAGAGCTTCTAATAAAAGATAATGTAGGGTTTGGAGAATGGGAGTTTAACTTACTAGCTAATGAGTGGGAGATAGAGCTTCTAAAAGATTGGGGTTTAGATCTTCCTAAAGTAGATATAGATGATACCTATACTACCAAAATAGAAAGTCCTATATATGAGCCTAGACTAGTAAAACCTAAAGAGGACAACCTATATGATCTAACTAAATACTACAGCCTACTAGATGAGATAGAGAAAGCTAATATAAGTGAAGAGCTTAAAGAGTTTTTAAGACTAGCTTCTACTAGACATATTAAATTTAATTATTCTAAGGTGGCTGATTACTATGCTCATAGTGAGAGAGAGGAGCAAACACTAATAGAAAATAATGCCCTAGTAATAATAGACTATAAGAAAGCAATAGACAAAGGCTTTGTAAAGCTATATAACACTATAGAAGATTTAAGTAATATAGATGGATGAGTTTTTAATATTTATACTAAGCCACAAAAGAGCTAATAATGTAGTAACCTATAAGACTCTTAAAAGACAGGGGTACACTGGTAAGATTATAGTAGTGATAGATAATGAGGATGATACTGCTGAGGATTACTATAAGAGGTTTGATGATGTAGAGATATTTAATAAAAAAGAAATAGCTAAGACTTTTGATGAAGCTGATAACTTTGATGATAGAAGAGCTATAGTATATGCTAGGAACTCCTGTTTTGATATAGCTAAAAAAAGAGGCTATAAATACTTTATGCAAATGGATGATGACTATACAGGCTTTGAGTATAGAGTATATAATGAGACTAAGCAGAAGCCAAGTAAAATAAAAAACCTAGATAGTGTAATACTAAGCCTACTAGAGTTTTATAAGAGTACACCTTTTGATACTATAGCTTTTGCACAGGGAGGAGATTTTATAGGAGGTAAGCTAAACACTATGGCTAAGAAGCCAACTATATATAGAAAATGTATGAATAGCTTTCTGTGTAGTACTGAGAGACCTTTTAAATTTGTAGGTAGAATTAATGAGGATGTAAATACTTATACTAGTGAGCAGAGTAAAGGACTTCTAATGGGTACTATACCTATGGTAGCACTGATACAAAAAACAACACAAAAGAATAAAGGAGGTATGACTGATCTATACTTAGATAGTGGTACTTATGTAAAGTCTTTCTATAGTGTGATATTTTCTCCAGCTTCTGTATATATAAAACCTATGGGAGATAAGCACAAAAGACTACACCATAATGTAATATGGGAGAATGCTGTACCTAAGATATTAAGTGAGGAGTATAAAAAATAAAAAAATTTCGTTATATTAATATGATAAACGACAGAATCCGACATACTAAAGAGAGTTTAATAAATGCTTTAGAGCAGTCCTTAGGAGTAGTTACTACAGCTTGTAAGAGTGTAGGAATACATAGAAGTACCTTTTATGAGTACTATAATAATGATGAGGACTTTAGACAAAAGGTAGATGATCTTAATAATGTAGCTAAGGACTTTGTAGAGTCTAAGATGTTTGAGAATATAAGTAATAATGATAGTGGACTAATTAAGTTTTATTTAGCTACTAAAGGTAAAGATAGAGGCTATGTACCTAGAAATGAAATAGCCACAGATGGAATGCCTACTAACTTTCAAATAGAGATAATTGACTCCACTACAGAAGATAAAGACTAATGTAGTTTTTAAGCATCTACAAAATTCTACTTCTAAGATAACCATAGAACAGGGCGGTACTAGGAGTGGTAAGACCTACAATATACTTTTATATCTCATCTTTGACTACTGTACTAACAATATAGGTAAGACTATTACTATTTGTAGAGATACGTTCCCAGCTCTTAGGTCTACTGTGATGAGAGACTTCTTTGAGATACTAAAAAAGAATAACTGCTACTTTGAGGAATTTCATAATAAGTCAAGCTCTGAGTATAAGCTCTTTGGGAACTTAGTAGAGTTTATTAGTGTAGACCAGCCACAAAAGATTAGAGGTAGAAAGAGAGAGCTACTATTTTGTAATGAGGCTAATAGCTTAGACTTTGAAACTTGGCAACAGTTAATATTCAGAACTCAAGAGAAAATCATAATTGACTATAACCCTAGTGATGAGTACCACTGGATATATGATAGAGTAATACCTAGAGAGGACTCAGAATTTTTTAAGACTACCTATAAAGATAATCCTTTTTTAGATCAAACTATTGTAGATGAGATAGAGAGACTAAGAGAAACAGATGAGCAGTACTGGAGGATATATGGACTAGGAGAGAGAGGGTTTAGTAAAGCTACTATATTTCAATACAATGAAGTAGATAGCATACCAGAGGATGCAGAGTTTGTGAGCTTTGGTTTAGACTATGGCTATACTAATGATCCTACAGCACTTATAGGTATTTGGAAAAAAGACTACAGCATATACCTAAAAGAATATATCTACCAGACTATGATGACTGGAGCAGATATACATAAGAAGCTAAGAGAGATAGGAGTAAATAGAGAGTTAATCTTTGGGGACTCAGCAGAGCCTAGATTAAATGATGAGCTGAGGAGAATGGGATGGAATATAAAAAATAGTGTTAAGGGTAGAGACTCAGTAAATGCTGGGATAGACCTACTCAAGAGATACAAAATAAATATACTCAAAGATAGCCACAATGCTATACAAGAGTTTAGAAACTACAAATGGGTAGAGGATAAAAGTGGTAAACTAACTAACAAACCAGTAGATAAAAACAACCACTTAATAGATGCCTGTAGATATGGATGTTACTCTATAATGAGTAGAGCAAACTTTGGTAAGTATGCTATCCGTTAAAATCTAGAAATTTTACGTTATATTATTATGAAACTAAAGATTAATGTACCTAATGATTTAGGGGAGATTAAGCTATCAGATTATGTCAAATATCTGAAAGTGCTAGAAGTAAATGAAGATGATGCTAATAGTGATGTATTTGTGCATCAAAAAGTATTAGAGATATTTTGTGGAGTGCCACTACTAGAGGCAGTAGAATACAGGATGTCAGATGTTAGAAAGGTAGTAGCTATAATTACTAATACCCTAAACAAACAGCCAGAGCTAGTAAGGACTTTTAAACTAGGAGATACTGAGTTTGGTTTTATACCTAAGCTAGATGATATGACTTTTGGAGAGTATGTAGATCTAGACAGTAACTTAGGGAACTGGGATAATATGTATAAAGCTATGGCAGTGCTATACAGACCTATAAAGCAAAAGGTAGGGGATAAGTATATAATAGAAGAGTATAGAGGGGATGCCTACTATGATGCTATGATACATACTCCTATGGATGCAGTAGTAAGCTCTATGGTTTTTTTTTACAATTTAGGGAGAGAATTGTCAGTAGCTATGACGAAATATTTGGAGGAGGAGGGAATGCTGGAGGACTCGATGCTTTCTCAAATTTCTCTAATAAATGGGGGTGGTATCAAAGCATACAAGCACTTAGCCAATTTGATGTAATGAGAATAGATGAGGTTACTAAGCTAAATGTACACCAGTGCCTATATGCTCTAGCCTTTATGAAAGATAAAGCAGAATTAGAAAGAAAGAATATAAAAAAGAATTTTAAATGACAGCAATTACTCACAGAGGAGCTATAGCTTATTATGATGTTATGGAAACCTTAAAAGACTTACTACTAGCAGATGTAAATGTCAATACAGTAACTAGAGGGGATATAACACAGGTTAATCTAAATAAAGCTGATATGTTCCCACTATCTCATATAATGCTAAACAACGTATCTGAGAATGGTCAGACTATGACTTTTAGCTTAAGCATACTAGCTATGGATATAGTAGACTTTAGTAAAGAAGAGACTACAGATATCTTTAGAGGTAATAACAATGAGATGGATGTACTTAATACTCAATTAGCAGTACTAAACAAGTTTATACAAAAACTAAGAAAGGGTACTACTCATAGAGAGGGATACCAAGTAGATGGTAGTGTAACTCTAGATGCTTTTAAGGATAGGTTTGAGAATGAACTAGCTGGATGGAGTGCTACATTTTCTTTAATAGTAATGAACAATATAGATATCTGTGAGAACTGATAACTTTAAAAAAGCACTAGAGCAGATAAGAGACCAGATAGTAGAGGACTCTAAAAAGAACTTAGCAGAGCAAGGTAAGACAGGAAAGCTATATGAAAGTATAAAGGGTACACCTATAAAACAAGATAAAGGTAGTATGTCCTTTGAGATTAAGATGGAGGACTATGGACTCTTTCAAGATAAAGGGGTTAAAGGTAAAGATCCTAGTAAGGTAGTAGGAGGAGAGAAAGCTATAAAAGAACAACAAGCTCCTAATAGTCCTTACAAGTTTGGTAGTGGTAATATGAGTGGCACTTTTGATGACTTCTCTAAGAGTGTAGGAGATTGGGCAAAGGCTAAAAACTTTAGGCTAAGAGATGAGAAAGGTAGATTTGTTAGAGGTACTTATGAGACTATAGGAAAGCTAATAGCTAGAAACATATACAACAGAGGATTGAAGCCTAGCTTATTTTTTACTAATGCTTTTGAGAAAGCTCAGAAAGATATGAGTAGCCAATTAGAGACAGCCTTAAAATTAGATACAGAGAAAATGATAAAAATAACAGCAAACAAATGAGCAAGATTAATGTAAGAAGTCCATACTATATCCACGATACAGTAAGTAACTTAACTACTGATAGAATAGATATCTATATATACACAGGTACTCAAGGCAGTAGACCTACTACAGCAACTTATAGTTTAACAAGTAATGCTATAGATGACAAAGTTACTTTTGAGATCAGTGAGCTTATAAAGGACTATTTTGAGAATGACTTTGATGGAGATTATGCTAGTGATTTTTACTGGATAGATTATGAGATATTTAG